CGTCCTCTGACGAAGTTCTCATCCGACGAGCTTCTCCTCCGACCACTCCATAAGACAATCTATAATCACCTCTCGAGGTGTAAGTGGTTGTCTCGAGGTGATGTGTCAGATGAGAAACTTGCGAAAGCGGGGTTCCACCAGGGAAAGGGTATCCTTACATCAGGCGACTACGCTTCGGCCACCGACAATTTGTCGATCGAAGTCGCGGAAGTGATCCTGGGTACTATCCTTGCCTCTTCCACCGTTCTTCCTGCTTCTGTTACTGAGAGGGCAATGCAGATTCTCCGGCCGATCCTCTACTGGGTCGACGGTCCATCTGGTTGTCCTCTTTCGTCGAAGAAGTATGTCGGTCGTCCTTCCATTGGACAGATGATGGGCTCCTACCTCTCTTTTCCTCTGCTTTGCCTGCAGAATCGTATTGCGTACTTGTACGCAATGCGATGCTCAGGGCTGAGCTGGAAAGAGACGGTATCGGCCCCCTGTCTGATAAACGGGGACGATATACTGTTTCAGTCGACGAAAGAAGCATCGGACGTGTGGATGGGGAAAGTCGGGGAGCTTGGGCTCGAGGTCGAGCGAACAAAGACTTCTGTGGACGATGAGTACGGTTCCTTGAACAGTACTCTGTTACGTTTTGTAGGTGGCTACCTTCGGGTCGTGCCTACATTGCGTTTCGGTCGTCTACGGTCGTCTGAGTTCGTGAACTCGCTTGGCAGGGAGTTTTCCTTGTTTCTTGCAGGTGTTTCCAGTAACCAGCGCTTCCGCGCCGGGTTGGTCTGGTTCCGCTCAAAACTTCGCTCTTTGCGGTCAACTAGATTGACTCTTCATGAGCTCGGTTTTCGGGGGACACTTGCTTTGAGACTTGGAGGACTCTTCAAGTTGGCTCTTTTTGATCCTGAGCCTGTTCTGGTTCCGTCTCCGCCCGTTGGGCATGGGATTACTCTCTCTTCTGAGGAGTTTTCCCGATTGCCGGAGGAGGAGACGACAGCAGAGATTCGCCAGATGGCAGCGAGGGAGACAGCGGCGTGGAAGTTCACTATGGACTTCTCTTGTTGTCGTGTCAAGGCAGCACTACGGTACTGCCTTGCCCTTTCTTCCATTAGGAGAATTGAACCTGTTTGTGGACCGGTTCGCTCCGTGACTTTCCGTGGCTCCCAGTTTTCTGGAGCTAGGTTAAGCGATGTGAATCGGCGTCGAAGGCTAGAGAGAGAAGCCTTCG